TTGTACAAAATTTAAGATAAAAAAACCATCCGCTTTGAATGGTTCTGTAAATATAGTTATTCTTTTCCTAATAACCAATCAATATGTTTACTTATTTCTAATTGAAATTCGAGTAAAGACCGAAAAACAAAATATATCCCTCCTAATAATTCGATACGTGATTGTATTTCTATTTGTTCCGGGCTTTGCTTGCCGGTTAATTTCTTGCACTCCGGCATAATACATCGCCCTTCTACACCGTGTATAATTAAATCAGATATTCCCGGAACCATGCCTGTTTTTAAAAGTAGATCTAAAACACGCGCTTTGTCTTTTGGAGGTAATTCGATAGCCACACCATTTGGAACGCTGTGTATAAGAAGCCTTGGATTGTGCTTTTTTAAGCAATAAGTGTTGTTAAACCAAATATAACATTCTTGCTGTATTACTTGTTCTGGTACGTCTTTCATAATTTTGTTATTATAGTTATTGGTTTTATTTCTTCTGGAGTTAATTTATAGTGATTATCTAATTTTGATTTCACACTCTTAAGTAAATTGTCAAAACTTCTCATGCTTTTACGGTCAAATGAAACTGCAAAAGTTTTCATAGGTTTTGAGAATATTGATTTTATTGAGTCGTGAAATTGCCCTGAGCTTAAGGATTTTAAATAAGATGCTTTTTTTACATATCGATAAATAAATAAATCTACTGTTTGATTTATCAAAATAGTGTAAGCAAAAGCTAGATCTTTTTCATTTTTCTTTGTGTATTTTACAATTTTATAACCGTCAGGAATTGGATATTCATCTATTAAAACAGCAACCGCATTGCTTAATTTTTGTTTTTGCTGAAACACTATTTTTTCAAAACCACATTCCGGACATGCTAATAATGATTTTGAATGAATTATTCCACATTCAGTACATTGAATTACATTTTCTAAAGGTTCTTTTTTTGGTCTTGGCTTTTCATTAGTTCCATAAAAATGAGCTTTCCAATCTACAAAATCCTGCCAGCGTCCGTGAGCTTCGATATTACCTCCTAAATCTATTAATTTAAAATGCTCTTTGTAAATTTTGTCACATTTACGACCTCCACGCCCGACCATTTGATGATAGAGTGTAATTGATTTTGTTGCTTTATTTAGAATTACGCTTTGAACCGTAGGTTCGTCAAATCCGGTTGTTAAAATTCCAACGTTGTTTAAAATTGCGTCCGGGGTGTTTTTGTACCATTCTAAAATATCATCCTGTTTATCGCATTCATTTACGCTATCAAATAATTTAACATTTTTGTAACCGGCTTCAATAAATTGGTTGTAAACAGCTAGATTGTTTTTAGTGCTGGAATTAAAAATTATTGTCTTTTCTCCTTTGCAAATTGTTTCGTACTGCAAAACTACATTTGCAACAGCTCCATCACTTGAAAATTCTTCATCATCATAATCGTTTGTTTTAGCATCTATTTTTAAATCCTTATGGTGAACTTTTCCAAAATCATAATTCAAAGGAGCAATCAAGCGACCTTTTTCAATAAGTTCTGAAATAGGTGTTCCAATTATAATATGTTCGTAAATCTCTGACAGAGTAAAAGTACGGGTATATTCAAACATTTCAACATCACAACAAATATCAATTGTTTCGGAAATAGTTCCACATCTGGTACATTTACAAAATGATACTTTTTTATTCAAAGAAGGAGTTCCGGAAACTGCCATTATTTTAACTTCTGGGAAGTATGCAAAAACATCTTCAAATAAAAGTAAATGCGCTTCATCACAAATAATTAAACCAATATCTTTTACAAAGTCCGGATCAATTTTTAACCGGTTCTTTAATGTTTGAACCATTGCTACATAGCTTTTTGATAAGTGGTTTAAAGATTTCTTTTTAGCAATAACCGTTTCTACTGTCATTCCCATGCCTCGCAAAGTTTCAGCAGACTGCTTTACTAATATATCCCGGTGAACCACTATTAAAGATTTTTGATTAGTTTCTAAAAACCATTGCTTTGCTATAAAACTGAAAATTGCGGTCTTACCTCCTCCGGTTGGTAATTGGAATAACAACCGGTTACGTTTTTTTAATTCTGTAATTATTGAATTTATAGAAATTTCTTGATCCGGATATGGCTTCATATATTTAAGTATTAAAAACAAAAACTCCCATAATTCAAATCGCTTCTCACTTCGATTATCCTTATAGGAGTTGTGTAATTCGGTTATGTTGGTATAGTGTGAGAAGCCAACAACGATGTAAACTTACAAATTTACTTTTGATTACTCAATTGTTTTTGTGTTAAAGTTTGTATTTTATATTCCAAACTCCAATGTTATTAAAATTATCTGAAGTCCAAGAATTCACGCCTTCAATTGGTTTTGAATATTCTTTTTGATATTCTTGTGAGTTTATAACGTAAATAATGTCATCATAAATTTCATTCGCTACTTCTATAAAAGTTGGATTTTTAAAAAACAAATCAAAACTTAATTTTTCCTCAATAATACTACAATAAGTTTGACCTCCTGTATTGTCAATTTTGTCAAAATAATTTAAAGATTCATATTCCATACACTACAATTTTTTAAGTTCTTCAAAATCTCCTATTTCTCCTGATTTTAAAAACTTCTGATAAAGTTCATTAGCTTTTAAAATCATTATAATTGCTTCCGTCAATTCTTTTGGTTCTATCGGTTTTGTCTCAGCTCCAAAGCGCCATTGTTGGTGCTTTTTAAGTGTTTTAATCGCTTTTTTTAGTTTCATAAGTTTCTTTATAATATTGTTCTGCGTTTTTAAATTTAGATCCCCAAGCCCCATCTATCACGCCATTATCAAAAGCCTCAATAATATGCTGTTTTTCTTTTTCTAACAAACGTTCTTTATTGTCGTAATACCACATAAAAAAAATATCCGATGACATTGTTTTAAATGCGTCTTGTACTTCCTGCATTGCACTTTTCATAATCAACAAGGTTTAAATATTACTAGCATTACAACGATTATAATGCAAATTACTGATGCGATTGTTAGGTTTTTCATGGTATTTTATTTAAAGTTAATTCTTCTCCAGTTAGTGCAAAGTATAAGTTTTGAGCTTCGTGTAAATAATCTTTAAAATTTATTAACTCATCATTGAAATAAAATGCCCATTGCGTTTTTGATTTTTCAATTTTTATTGCTGGATTTAATTTGTCTTGATAAATTAATCTTGTTCCAAAACCTATAAAATCCCAATATTTGTCTTCTAATTCAAAAACACATTCTTCAGTTAGCGGAATTGGGTTAACGTCTTTATACGAACATAATAATCTGCTAAACTCCATTTTAAGCCTTACTGATGAGTCATTTATTTGTGTTACATATCCGTATCTTATTTTACCAAATTCATCTTGTAGAAAATTCCCTATTCTAATTTCATTTGCTCTCATGGTTTATAATGTTTAGTTCCGTTAAATGCTAAAATAACCGCTATTATTATTATTGATAGGATGAATACGGTTAGGATTACTTTTTCAGTTAATGTCATTATACTATTTTACTTATTTTAGACTCTACAATCACGCACCCAGTATTATTATATTCTCTGATGCAATCGTAAGTAAGCTTGGTGCTTATTTTTAATATAGATGCAATAGTTCTGCCAATTCTATCAGCTTGATATAATTCAATAATTTGTATTTTTCTTGGATGGTTTTCTTTTGTCAAAGTATAACAATCTACTATTTTTTCAACTTGTTTTGATGTAAAAAATATAGTCCCGTCATCTGTTAATATCCTGCCTCTTAAACCTAATCTATGAACTCGGTGTTGTATAGCAGATTTGGAAACGCCGTAGTCATTAGCTATCTGATTGTATGTAAATTTATGCTCGCTCATAATCCTATTTTTTTAAAAGCCACCCGTTTTAATTGATGGCTTTGGGTTTTTAACCAGCCTTTGTCAATAAGGGTTGGTTATTTGTTTCTAATACGATTTTACAATGTTTCTGCCAATAAAGAAACGATTTCTTACTCGTTGCCAAAATCCATTTCGGTAAGTTCTTTGCATTATTCTTGCAGGAAACAAATAAGGATTCTCTTTTGTAATCGGATTAACTAAAATCCCATTTTCGTACTTTTTAACATAAGGAGCATTTTCTTTCATAATTATATTTATTTAGATTATTTTAAATTCTGTTTGTTGGTATCGGAAAAAGCATAAAAGATTTTACGTTTATCTTTTGATTTTTAGTATGCTTTTCTAGTTCGGGTTTTTCGTTATAAACAGAAACAAAAGACTTATCTATTTTTAAAGCAACTATTCCAGTGTTTTTAATTTCAACTGCAATACCTAATTTTATCATGTTTAAACCGCTTTTGTTTCTTGAATAACCGTAAGTACTACCTACGGTTATTTCGTTGCCTAGTGCGTCTGTCATTACAAATTATTTACTTGTGATAGCGACCATTTTTTAAATGCTTCAAATTTTTCTTTAATTTCTTTTGAAACTTCATTATCTACTGATGTAACAGGAAGTAAAAAAGATTCGACCCAAGTAGATAATTGCTTTTTAATAGGTGCTTTTGCTAATTTGTCGGCTTCGGCTTTTTCTTTGGCAAGGCTTTCTAAACGTTCTTTTTCCGCTTTGGCTTCGGCTTCTTTTTTCAAACGTAATTCAGTAGCTTTCTCAAAATCTTGCTGTTTTCTTTTAGCCTCTGCGGTTCGTTCGTTTTCTTCGGCTTGTATTTTTTCTGCTTGATATTTCATATCGTCCATAGCTCCTTTATGAATTGAAGCTATTTCTTTTTCAAAATCAGCGTCTGACATTTCAAGAAGTTTATTGTAGTCACGAATATAAACGATATACGGTTGCATTTTTACGCCTCGCTCTTTTCTTATTTTTTCTTTTTCTTCGGCTTCTGCTTTTAGTTTAGCATTTTCAACTTCGATTAATCGCTGTCTTTCAATTTCTGCTAAACGTGCTTCTTCGATTCGTAAAGCTTCCAACCGTTCCGTTTCAAGTTTTTCTAAATGCGCTTTTTTCTTAGTTTCTAAAAATGAATCGAAAACATCTTGATCTAAGTCTTCTAATCCATTCGGGATAACTTCAACAAACGGACGTAAAAAAGCTTCTCTTTCTGTTTTTAATAATGAAAGGCGTTCTTTCTCTTGGTTCTCAAAAAACTTTTCACCTTCTAAGAGCTTTTCTTCCATTTGCTCGTTTTCTAAGACTTCTTTATTTTTAATGGCATCAACGAAACGCCCGCCAGCAAGATAAAAAGCTTTGTTTGTTTTGTGCCACGGTTCAATCCCTTTTGTTCTGTTGTCTCTAACTTTGATTCTAAGGTCTTTAAAGATAGAAACGTTTTCTTCTGTTATTGGTAGTTTTATAACATCGATGTACGATAATTTCAAAGCCTCTCTTTCTTCCATAATTACCGAAAGACCGCTTAACATTTCTTTTGCTTTTATCGGTTCAATTCCAAATTCTACGGGGTTAATTTCTTGATTCATAATTTATAATTTTATTTGTGTTAATAGTTCAGTTTCAATATATTTTCTAGATTGTAATACTCTTATTTCTAATTGTTCGATAAAACTTTTATCATATTCAAATTCAAAAACTTTTATTCTTAGATTGTCGGGTAAGTGGTCATAACTTAATTCTTTTTCAGCTAAATCCCATTCTTCAATATCTGGTTCATCTTTTCCTGATTCTCTAGCGATATCCCAAGACAACCTTTGTAGTTGTTCATCGCTTCCATTTTCTAAACAATAGCAAAGGCTTGCTTTTTTTAGCCCTGTCAACTCCATGTAAATCTGAAGTTGTGCATAATAACTTGAGTCAGGTTCGGTAACGAAAAAAGGAAATGTAAAAGCATCAAACGGGACTTTAGTATCAATTACTCTTTCAAAGTTTTTAGCGTCATAAGTTCCTGTAAAATATTCGTTTTCTAAATTGATTTCGTTTTTCTGAAACTCACAATAGTAATATTTAGAAGCTCTTTCAATTGCCGTTGACTCCATATCCTTTCCACGTGAAAGATATTTTGATTTAATATCTTTTTCTTTTCCTGTTAGTTCTGAAATTACCCACTCTTTCAAATATGATTTTGCAGTTTCTCCCATTGCTTTACCGCTTCTGTCATTAGTTAGTAATTTACCACCGCATGAAGCCCTGCATTTAAACTGTTTCATCTTGCAAAGTTTTTAGTTGCTCTTCATCTAAATCGTATTTTTCTAAAATAGCATCAAGAGTGATTTTCTTTTCTGTAAGTGCTTTTTTTGCTCCTGCCAAATCTTTTAACTCTACTAACGGCAAAACATCGATAGTCATTGGTACACGTTTATTTTTAGAAGCTGTAACCAAAACACGTGTTGATGTAGGAATGTGTGAAGCGTGGCTAATTCTAATGCCTCCAGTTTCTACTCCTGCCCATTTAACAGAATCATCACGGTAAATAGTCAATCTGCGACCGTGAAATACTAAACTATCTGCTCCCCATAATTGAACTAAAACCCTACGCATAGACTTGCACGGCTTGAACGGCTTGTTATTGTCTCCGTAAAAATAAATAGATACTGGTTGAGCATCATCTTTACCGCCTTTAATGCTACGAATTTTAATTGTTTTAGACCCTGATATTAAATCGTCTGCATTTAATTGGTCTGATTTTGGTATAATTGTTTTTGATAAATCCATAATCTTAATTTTTAATTGGTTCGTAAAAAATAACATCCATTTTGCTAATCGTATAAGCATTTGGAATAAAACTGTTTATTGTTTGCGCTCTGTCTAAATAAGACTTACGCTTGTTTGCTAAGTACTCGCAAAATTCATCTTCAAATTCATTAAAAGATTCAATTTGTTTTTTGTGGTCTGCAGTTGATAAAATTGATAACATCATATGAGACGCTATTTCTTTAGCTGTTGGATTTGTTAACCTTAATAGGTAAATAAGTATTCTTTTCATAATTTTATTTTTTAATGGTTAATTCCCAAAGTATTTAGCATGTAGTTTTTTAACTGCGTTTTGGTAGTCTATACGCTTGTCTAGTATTTTATCTACTGTTTCGTAAAGCTCCGAATGTTTTTCTTTGTCTATTCTCATAGGGTAAAAATAATTGCTTCTTAAAGAGCTTACAGGACTTGCTGTTGCTACTGACAATTCAGCAAAGAACTCTTTTTTATTTTCTATTCGTTCAAATTTTTCGTTCATAGTTTAAATAGTTTTTTAAGTTTAATAATTGCATACGAAGCACTAACGTCTCCTAATTCTTCAACTATGCTTTTTACTTCAGCATATTTTTTTCTAAGTTCCGAGTAATCTTCTTGCAATTGCTCTAATTCTGATAATGGGGGTAAATCTTCCATTTCGTCCAATTGGTTGTATTCTGAATGTTCTGTCATAATTCACGTTGTTTTAACATTGCATCGGCTAATCTATATGAATCAGAAGCCACGTGTTTTTCATATGCCAATCCAAATCTAGTGGCATAAGCTTCTAAATCAGTTGCTTGCATTGCTGAGTTAGCAAAATAGTCCCTTAATGTCATTCCATCATTAGCAAAAGATGTACCGTCCGTTAAAGGAAAAGCAAAAGGATTGCTAGGTTTTTTATTTTCTTCCATGTTTTTAATTTTTTAGTTATACAAATATAATACTATTTATTATTATTACGCAATAATAATATGTTAAAGTTTTTAAAACGGAATAAATTCTTTTTTGGGTTTTATTTCAAGTTCTGTTTTAAGCTGTAATAATGATCTAAATTTACCATCGATTAAATAACCAATTGTATATCCTTTTGTAATTTGTTTTACCAATCGTCCCGATTTTAAATTAAAGCATAACTTACAAGTTGAAAATACATAATGCGGATTATTTTTAAGCCTGTATTTCGCTTTGTAAGTTATGCTAAATTCAATCATTTTGTTAGTGTTTGTAATGGTTTGTGATTGCAGTATTTATACGCATAGCCACTAGTTAGCAAACATTTTAAGTCCAATCGTTTTCAGTCGAAATATCTCTAATATCAATTACCATTTTATTATCAAAAGTAGTTTCGCAATGCAAATAATATTTACAAATAAAAACACCATTTTCAAAAATTCCTAATTGAACACCTCTTGAGGTTTCATCTCCAAAATAACTGTCTAAAATATATTTACATTTTAATAATTTGAAATTCAATTCATAATAACAATTATTGTAACTACTATTTAATGGTAATGATATTGCATCTTCGTTTAAATCAATTTCTAATAAAAAACGATTTGCTAACAGTGGCTTTGACTTATTGCCGTTTTCGGCTTCATTTGATGTTGGTTTTGTACTTTCTGACATTTGGTTTAATTTAAAGTTGGTCTTGTATTTTCGGCAACAAGACAAAGCAACGGGACGTTATCACTCAGCTTGAGTGAGAACGGATAACTGTACTAATTCAATGAATTCATTTAATGATATTTCTTTTTCTTCAAAAACATCATCAATTTCTGGTTCGTCTTTCAATTCATCTTCTTCAACATCTTTAGGTGTATAAATAAATTGATGTATTTTACCGTCTTTAATTTGACAACAAATATCATTTCCGTGAATAGAATCCCAGAAGTTTAAATAAATTCTTGTTTTGTCAACAAATTTTAATTCTAATTCTTGACCGCCTTGTATTTTATTTTCCATTTTGTTATGAATAAAAAGCCGAAGTGATAACAGCTACTACAATCAATAGCTTCATTAGGCTTTGGTTATTATTGTTTTGTGCTTGCATTGTTCGGGCAAAATCCGATAATTTGGCATTTCGGCACGCTACTGCTTGTAGTAGCGAAACGTTACTTCCTCCTAGCCACCACCCAACACACTAATAATACAATCGGCACTAAAAGCCACAAGTCATTTATTACGTTTTCTATCATTATTTCTGTTTTTTACTGGTTAATTTTCTTATTTCGTTTATTTTTTGTCTGCCAGTTTTTATTTCAACTGGCTTTTTATCGGTTTCTTTTATTTCAAAGTCTCTTAATCCATATCTAAATTCTTCCCGCATGATTTCTGTTTTTTTATTAATTTAATCAAATCATCTATTTTTTTTCTTTGACCATCTGAATTTAAATCCGACAATTCACCTTCATAATAAGAATAATAGTTAAAACTCATATTTTCATTATAAACAGATACCTGCTTTACATGAGGACTAAAATTAAAAAACAATCCTTTTTCTATACACATTGTAAGTATTTTATTCAAATCATTCATTTTATTTCTCTTTTTTTAATTGTTCTAAATATTTCTCGCTTTGTTCTTTTGCGTACTTTAATTGTTCCGCTTTGTATATTTCCTCATTTTGTACCTGTACTACATGAGTTTCTATTTCTGAAACTCTATTTTTTGGTATAAACCAATTTTTACGCACTGCATTTGGTATTTGTTTTCTTCCCATTTTATTTCAAAGCGGGATTTTCACCCGCTTACTTTTTATTTATTTAAATTCAAAAAAAAAATAGTAACTTAATTTTTAAGTAAATTATTTTCTTGTTCTATAATTATTTTCACTGCTTCGGCTATATCTAAATCATTGTTAGCATTAATTAAAGTAGCTACTTTGTGAATAATTGAAAGTGATAGTTTCATGATATTTTTTTTTTAATTGTTGTTATCTGAGTACAAATATACATAACGCTTTTAAATAAACAACGCTTTTATATTTATTTAACACAATTTTAACAAACAAAAAAAATCCCCTGTACCGAAATACAGAGGACTAAAATCTGGTAACCACCCAGTTGTAATTAAAAATATTTATTATGAAAGTACTAAGTTAAGGAATTTTATTTAATATATTGGTAATTGCTCCAGTTTGTGATTTAATATAGAAAAAAGCCAATGACAAAGCGACAATTAAAACAATTCCAATCATTATAAAACCGTATAAAATCCAAGTAGTATTAACTTCTTCTTTCTTCTCGGAATCTTTTTGTTTTAAGCTTTCTATCAACGTTCGATTTTCGTTTCGTATTTCTTCGATAGCCGAAGCAAAACAATCAATTGACTGTATTTGACCTTGTGTATTATAAACTGTCTTTAAAGTAGTTCCTTGTCGATTATACGTATAGATTGTAGTATCTTTTAATATTACATTTGGAATTTCATAACGCACCGTATCGCCTTTTCGGAAAGTTTTAGTTTCGATATGTTCGGTTAGTTCGGAATCGCTTTTTGTTTTAGATGCTTTTTTGTAAATATCACATGAATTAAATAAAAGCATCATTAAGCTAATTAATAAAGAAATCCATAATATTCTGAATATGTTTTTCATACTCCTAGTATTTGTTTCCATTTAATTAAACATTGTTTTCTGTGTGCGTAACCGTTTGAATCGCCTTCTTTTACCGTTTGCTTGCCTATATTAATTTGATCGCTTATAGCGTCCAAATCATCTAAATCAGCATATTTGATTAGGTTATTGTCTTTCCAATAAATCAGAGCGTCTAAAACAGCGTTTGCTTCTTCAATAATGAAATCAGGATTAGAGACAAAATCAATTCCTGTTTTATCTTTTAATCGTTGGTAACCATCTTTAAAAGTTCTTTGAATTAATCCGCCACCACGATATTTAAAACCATCGCCAGACGCTTCATTTCCATTACCCCCACGATTAGCATAAACGTAATTAGCGCACTTTACAGAATCTTTTAAATACTGAGATACAAAAGCATCTGATTTGCCTTTGAATGGTGTATAGAACGTATTTCTAAGTCCTTCAATTGTTTTGAAGTATAAAGATTCTCTTTTAGGTTTTAGCCCGCTTTCTGCGTCAATCTGAGCCATGAAATGAGCTGTTCTTAATGCGCTTGTAAGTCCGTAGTTATTGAATAGTGTATTATATTTTTCGTATAGTTGCATGGTTATTTATTTTCGTTTTCAATATCTTTTTTTATTTTATTTATACTCTTGCGCATTTTTTTAGCCTCTTTTAAATAGTTTGACCTATCAAAAGAAAAACACATTGGCTTTATTTTTTCTATTGGGAAACACATAATCATTTTTTTTGTAGTTCAACTAAACTCCTTATTGAATCATAATATTGATTATTGATTTTCATTAACAAATCATTGAAAGATTTTATTTCTGTCAAATGTTCTTTGTAAAGCCTATCTCTTTCGGCCGTAAACTCTTGATATAATTTCTCTCTTTCTGCAGAACTTGTTCTGTATAGTTCTTGATTTGTTTTAAATAGGTAGTAGATAACTGATCCAAAAGCTAAAACAAAAGCTATTAATACTCCTGTTATTGTAGCATCATTCCAACTTATAACATCGTGTATCTGCTCGGGGGCTATTTGCAGTAAAATCATTTAAACGTTCTTTTTGTTATACATACTATCAAAGATACAAATAAAGTTATAGATAGTATTATAACCTCAAAAAAATGCTCATATACCTTAAACCAATCAGGAAAAAATGAAGCAAACATATTTACAACAGAAACAAACATCATTGAAACAGGCAACGCCCTAGTTGTAAAGCAATAGTTATTGTTTAGCGTTAAAACATATATAAATATAATATTGGTAAATAAAGAATATCCTCCAAGATTACACCAAAAATTTCTATCAAAATTCCACTGCATCCACCCGAATAGTACAGATAAAAAACTTACTGCCATTAATAAATAAGGCAGTAAGAATATTGTTTCTGACAATATATGTTTAATATATTTCATTATGGATTTTTGGGCGGGTCATTTTTAGTTCCGCCACCTTGTATCGGTTCTTCTACTATTTTTTGCTTAGGAGCAGGAACTAAAGACCTAGAAAAAGCAGTCCATAAAACTCCAATAACAAGGACTATTTTTGTTCCTTTTGGAGAAATACCCAATTCTGATAAAAGTCCTGCATTTTCTGCTATTACTCCATACAGAGTATCAATTAATGCCCCTAATGTAATAAGCCATGTGATAATTCTTGTTTTCATTTTTATTTGTGTTTAATTTGTTTATTTAAAAGGCTTCAATACTCCGTTTTGATATATCCATTTACCTAATTCTATATATCCTGATGATGTTAAATGTACAGAATCATTAAAATAACCCGTGTTTAGATATTGGCCTCTAACTCCACCGAAAATAGGATGTTCTGTTAAATCAACAATGCAATCCCACGGAGGCGATATTGCATTTCTAACCAATTCCCTGTAAGCTTCTTGAATATCAAAAAGAGTATTGTTCCATGTGGGTTGGTTATAAGTACCATCAAGTTTTAATCTAGGGTAGTACCCTAATACCAAAACTCCATATTCAAATCCAGCTGCTTTTCTATCTGTAAAATAAGTTACAAAATCATTGAAATTTTGCAATGCAGTTCTACTTTCGTTTAAAATTGCGTTAACATCTTCCCATGCAACTATCATATTGTATTTGTCTACATCAACTAATACATCTATCTGTGTGTTAGCATCACTAAGCATATCTAAAGTAGATTGTCCAGAAACTCCAAAAGAATTAAACTCTAATGAATTGCATAATAATTGTATTTTCGATTTAATATAATTAGGATAATCTTGAGCGCCTAACCCGCCTGTACCAAATGTTAAACTATCTCCATCGAACACTAAGTTTAAATCAGTTGAACTTAGTGAAAGCCTATTATCGGTTTTATTTAATTTTTTTTTGTTGAAAAACACCATTACTCTACTGTTTTAAATATTTGAAATAGATCTATATCATTTGCCGTACCTGCCCCATAAGAAGGATTGATAGTCCCATCTTCATCAGCAAACCATATTTGAAATTTACTACCGTCAGGAACGGTAAATGAACTTATATAATCACCATCAACCTCACTAGTAAATCTACATTTATTATTCTGATCTATAGATATAATAAATTTTGCATCTACATCTGACAATGTTTTCACAAAAGTAGTTCCTACTCCGTTCCATACTCTTAATTCTCCAGACCTTATAGTAAATCCACATATTGTATTTAATGCAAAATTTGCGTTTTCTGATGTTACAAATGCAGCAAACAATCTAACTGTTGTTGATGTCAATACTGGTATAGCTTTAAATACAACACCTTGCCCCTTGTTAAAAGCGAGGGACGTGTACATATAATTAACTTTAAAATCAAGCGTTGTTCCCCTAATATGAGCAGTGTTAGGGTCTATAATAGTAACACCTCCGCCAGTACCTCCGCTAGTAAATGTTATATTACTTAAAGAAGTGTTAGTCGTATCTATATTATTGAAATAAACTAATATTTTAGAGTCGTTAATATATACAAGTTGTATGTAATTTATTTCAAGCGGTTTGTATTTTCCTTGAACAACTACAGAGCCTGATGGTAAGGCTATATTATTCGCTTTATGCATTAAAAATACTGTACACATAAACTTTGCATCTGTAAAATTATAACTTATAGCTCCCTCTAATAAAGCGATATTTCCGTAAACCCTTGAATCGTCAAAATTTATAACAGACCCTGTGCTATCAATTGCATAGCCTAAATCACCTATATAATTTTGTACAGCTTGCACTGAAGGATATAGAGTATTGTTCACTGCTGAAAAATCAGTTGCTTTGTTGGTTTTATCCTCCTTGTCTATATTAAGATTATTTAACGCTTCGGTTGTTGTTGCGCCAATTACATCACTTGTATTTTCTACATCGTCAGTAGTTACTAATGTGATTGGATCTGTAGTGTTAAACCAATCTTCTCCAACGCCAGGTTCTGAATTTTTACCTGTTAAGTTCTGATAAATACTCCCCAAATGAGTAACAATTGCATTTACTTTGTATCTTCTTTTATCAGACCAAATTAAATAAGAGTTTTCAAGGGATAATTTACTTTTCGCCATCTTTTTTATCTTTAGGTTTTTTTTCTACAACAGCTTCTTCTTTTTCTGGCTCCAACATCTCTTTTTGAATCAAATTAGCTTCTTCCAAATTTTTAAGGAAATTTTCATCCCATTGACCAGCTCCAAGCATTTCTGTAGCCTGTTCTCTTGAAATTAATGGTGTAGTATCACTTAATCCCAACATCTCACGAACAGCTTTAATTTCTTTCAATGGATCAATATGAGGCATATTTTTACCTGTAAATCGGCATTGGGAATAACTCTCAGTTACCATTATATTTTCGATGTTTTCCAAATATCCAGGAGCAGAAATCTTTTTAGTCAAAATCTGAAATTCCAACCAAAGTTTATAAAATGGAACATAAAAATCATTTGAAAATTTTGTTCTGTTTATAAAAATTATATATCCAAAACTGTTTATTGCTGCTCTTGAAGCTGAATAATTAGAATTATATTGTTGCATTGCAACTTCTGGCGGTACATCGGAACCTGCACTTACTTCTTCAAAAATGGCTTTTTTAAATTCAGGGTAATTACCCTCTGCCTCTGATTGAAATGATTTAAGAGATGATCCATTTGGTAAGTTAAAAGTCATTCCAGATGTAGTCTCGGTAATTCTATTCGCAAGGCCATCCGCTAAATTTCTATTATTTACAATATCATTCCCTGTAATAACAACCTCTCCTCTTTTTTTAGCAACAGCCTGTTGAAGCGGATTCTCTCCTGTAGAATATTCTTGATGCTCAATTGTATGAACTATTTTTGCTCCTTGCTCGGCTTTAGTAACTGTTGCCTCAGAATATCTATCTAATTTATTTACCTTTTCAAGAGACTGAGACATTTGAGGAACAGACCTTACATGGTCCGGACTAATTTTTTTTCCAGAAACCATCCAAGCCAAACGTTTTCCACTTTTGGCACCATAAGCAGGAATCCTTTCAAAAGTATCTACCCCCTCTTCTTTTTCTTGAACCACAAAATAAGCAACTTCTCCTCCTTTTTTATCAATTTCAATTCCATGCTTAACTTTATTTCCTCTTGCTTTTGCCTTTTCAATTTCTTCAATATCAGGATTACAAATATGTTCCCCTGAAACAACTTGCATATTTGGGCCATATTGACCAAACCTAACGATGCAAAGCATATCTCCTCCAAGAAATTCTCCCTGATAAGCATCCATTGCCAAATCATGTAGGTTTTTGCTTCCTGCATAATCACTTAATTTTGAATTGGCATAAACCATAAATCTAGCCTCAGCATCCTTTTGGAATTTAGCATAAACGTCTTTATCATTGACAATTCCCTCAGTTTCTAAAACAGCTCTGTTTGGCTCAACTTGAAGTTTCAATCCTGAACCAATTGTCCAATAAAAGAACTTTGAAGCAATTATTTTTATAGTATCAATTGTAGCATAGGCATGATACATTCTCAACCTCAACTTTCGATAATCTGGAACCAATCTCTGAACTACTCCAAGTTCTCCAAGCGTTTTCTCTCCATCCCAAACTCTATTTACAGTTGGATAATTAGGCCCAAGAAACATCTCATCCATTCCCATGTAAACAGTACTTTTAGGCTGTTCCGGCACAACCGAATCTCCACCCCACTTATATTCAAATCCTAGAAATTTTATACTTTTCATATCCTATTTTTAAAGGCTACCTCCCACCAATCGTGTTCCTCTGCCGTTATATTGGTTAATGTAATCTTGTCTTATTTTGCGTAATGCCTGAATCGATACAGTCATTTGATCTACGCTTCTAAACCTTGCTCGAACCTTCATTTGGCCATCATCCATTTCGTACTCCGCATATTGACCTGCAGATTGTCCATTATCCCCAACCAAAGCAGCTAATATAGATTTCTCC